CCCAGTTCCCCGAGCTGTTGGTTAAGCTCAACTTCGGTCAGCACGAGTATTACGCTGCCACCGCGACGGCCTAAAGGAGTTAAGTCATGGCTATTTCACGCGCACAACTACTGAAAGAACTCCTCCCGGGGCTTAATGCACTGTTCGGTCTGGAGTACAACCGTTACGGCGAAGAACACAAAGAGATCTACGAAACCGAGACCTCTGAGCGTTCGTTCGAAGAAGAGACCAAGCTTGCTGGTTTCTCCGCCGCTCCGGTCAAGAACGAAGGTCAGGCAATTGCGTATGACAATGCGCAAGAAGCATGGACTGCACGTTATAACCACGAAACCATTGCGATGGGTTTCTCTATCACCGAAGAGGCGATGGAAGACAACCTGTATGACAGCCTCTCGGCTCGTTATACCAAAGCACTGGCTCGTGCTATGGCGTACACCAAGCAGGTTAAAGCCGCTGCCGTTCTGAACAATGGCTTTAGCTCCGCTGTGACCTACGGCGACGGCGTAAGCCTGTTCTCGACCGCTCACCCGCTGGTCTCTGGTGGCACCAACAGCAACCGCCCATCTACCGGCGCAGACCTGAATGAAACCTCCCTTGAGGCGGCTGTCATTCAGATCGCTGCGTGGACCGATGAACGTGGTCTGCTGATCGCTGCAAAACCCCGGAAACTCATTGTTCCCCCGGCGCTCATGTTCGTTGCAACCCGCCTGCTCGAAACGGAACTCCGTGTCTCGACGGCTGATAACGACATCAACGCCATCAAGAGCAATGGTTCGATCCCGGAAGGTTATGCAGTTAACCACTTCCTGACCGATACCAACGCGTGGTTCCTTACGACCGACGTTCCCAACGGACTTAAGCACTTCGTCCGTACGCCGCTCTCCACCTCCATGGATGGCGACTTCGATACCGGGAATGCTAGGTATAAGGCCCGCGAGCGGTATTCGTTCGGGGTGTCGGACCCGCTCGGCATATTTGGGAGCCCTGGCGCTTCTTAAAAATCAAGCACTTAGCTAGATTTGAGCCCCCGAAAGGGGGCTTTTTTATTGCTTATTGACACGCTGTTTGTAACCTGATAAAAAGAGTTATTCCGGGGTTATCCGGGAGAACTGACTGGTCCCGGCCAGACGACATGCAGACAGTCTCCCTAGCTCGCATGTGAGGAATCATGGCTAATACTTCTTTTTCCGGCCCGGTACGTTCGCAGAATGGTTTTGAGACCATCTCTGTTAATTCTTCTACTGGCGCTGTCACAGTCGGTCCGGCATTCTCCAGTTCTGGCGTAGTTGCAGCCCCTGTATCGCTGGCTGATGGTAATGCTTCGTTAACCGCCGCTGTTAACGCTGGTCGGATTAACATTGTCCCCAACGGTACGCAGGACAACACCTATACTCTCCCGGCTCCTGTTGCAGGTCTGATGTTTACGTTCGTGTATGGCGGCGGTGCTGCTGACGCTACGGACTTCATCATCAACACCGGGTCGAACACCAATTACTTTATTGGTGGTGTTGCGTTTAACGACACGGATGATGGTGCTGCGTCTGTTGTGTTCTCGGACGGGAACTCTAATAGCAAGCTTCAGGTCAACGTCCCCGCCGCTGCGCAGATTAACGTTCTGGCGATTAACGGAACTAACTGGCAGGTGTGGGGTAGCGTCACTGGTGCAACTGCTCCTGCTTTTGCTGACCAGTAATAGGAGTCCGTCATGCAATATGACGTATGGGCAGTAACGCCTGCGACGGACGATGCCTATTATCGGGCGAATGCGTCTATCGCAGGTGCAGGTTTGCTTCCGCTGTTAGCCAACACGGTTGGGCCTAATGGGTATGGTTACAAGGTAATCATTACCTCTGCTGGGAACGATTCCGGTATTACGTTCACGATCACTGGAATTAAAGTTGGTGATCTGTCTAATACCGTTGTCAGTGAAACGCTGACCGGCCCGAATGCCACGACCGTTACCTCGTCTAACTACTACGCTCGTGTTGAGTCCATCACGGCTAGCGGAGCGTCGGCTGGGAACGTCAAGATTGGTACGACGGGAAGTCTTGCTCTCCCCCGGACCCGTATCAAAGGTTTGTACTTTGTTGGAACCGGCACCGCAGGTTCTATTAAGTTCAACACCAATGATCTTGCTAGCGCCTTGCGGCTTCAGGTAAATACTCCTGCGTCAGCCATTGCGGTTAATAGCCTGTATATGGCAGCAGAGGGTATCTTGACTACGCTAGGGTCTAATCAAGACTACTGTGTGGTGACGTTGACCAACGTGACCTTCTGCACCATCATCTGCGGGTAAGCATGAAGACGCCAGCATGGCAGCGATCAGAAGGCAAGAATCCCTCTGGTGGTTTGAATGCCAAAGGACGCGCCAGCTACAACAAAGCCAATCCGGGGAAGCCGGGGCTCAAGGCCCCGCAACCGGAAGGCGGTTCAAGGAAGAAATCATTCTGTGCCCGTATGACGGGGATGAAGAAGAAGCTGACTTCAGCGAAGACCGCGAATGACCCAAACAGCCGGATCAATAAAAGTTTGAGGAAATGGGCTTGCTAAGATGAACGCACAAGAAATCAAAACCGCTGCTGATGGCGCTGCCGTTGTTGTGGGCGTTGCTGGTTTTATGCAATGGTTCCCGCCTATTGTTGGTTTGATTGGCGGGGTGTTAACCGTAATATGGTTTGCAATCCGAATCTGGGAAACCGACACAGTAAAAGGTTTTACTGGGAGGGCAAATGCCAAGCAAGACCAAAGCTCAACACAACTTGATGGCGATGGTCGCCAATGACCCCGCAGCTTCTAAACGCCTTGGCATCCCACAAAAGGTTGGCAAGGAATTCATGCAGGCCGATAAGGGCCGTAAATTCAACCAAGGTGGCGAAATGAAAGAATCGAAAGCTATGATGGGTAAAGAAGTGGCCTTCATGAAAAAGAAGGGTGCTCCCAAGGCTATGGTCAAGCATGAGATGGCCGAGATGGGCATGAAGAAAGGCGGTTACGCTTCTGGCGGTATGCCAATGGTTATGAAAGACGGGAAAAAAGTTCCCGCTTTTGCAGCCGATGGCGAAGGCAAGATGAAGGCGGGCGGCATGGCCAAGAAGATGATGGGCGGCGGCATGACCTACAAATCCGGCGGTCTTGCACCGGGGCACAAAGCTGCTGACGGTATTGCCAAGAAAGGCAAGACCAAAGCTATGCAGGTCCGCATGATGGGCGGCGGGAAGTGCTGATATGCCTAATACTCTGCGCGGAATGAAAAAGGGATACGAGGACGCCCCGTATCACTCGATGGGAACCAAACCGCCTAAGCGGCGGGAGATGGCTCCTGTGATAGAAGATGAGTTCCGGCGAGGTAAAGAAGCTGGCCCTACTCCCCGTCCGGCTCCACCGCGAGATATTATGATTCCGACGCCGGAAGAAGAGGCGCGGATGAAAGCTCAGGTTGATGATGAGCGGATGATGCGGCAGATGGAAGAGGCATACGATAAGTCTCGCGGGTCTATGCGTCGTGCTAAAGGTGGCTCGATTGGTTACGCCGGAGGCGGTTCTGTTAGCTCCGCATCTAAGCGGGCAGATGGCTGTGCTCAGCGAGGCAAGACCAAAGGAAAGGTAATTTAAAATGTTTATGAAACGACGCGCCTTTGCTCCTCCCCCGCCGCGGATGCGAACCGTTACAGGCAGGAAAACCGGGCCTAGTCCTGCAAACGCCAGCTTGCAACAAGACGCTGTGCAACAGCAGAAAGATGCTGAGCGAATGCAGCTAGGCAAAACGCAAGCTCTTGCTGATCAACTGCAACAGCAGAAAGATGCGCAAACACAACGAGCGGCTGCTGATCAACTGCAACAGCAGAAAGATGCCCAGATCGCGTCAAGCCTGCCCAGAATGTCTCCGTCAATGGGGCGAATGCCCCCGTTTAAAAGCGGTGGCGCTGTCAAAGGCTATGCTAAAGTCGGAGCAGTTAGCTCTGCTTCGCGGCGCGCTGATGGTGTTGCTCAACGCGGCAAGACGCGCGGCAAGTTTGTTTAAAGCGTCAATGTTTACGCTTGGAGGTACTCAAGATGATGGCTTCACGTGGCATGGGGGCGATCAACCCCAACAAAATGCCCGAGCCCAAGCGCAAGCAGCGGCGGGACGATACTGCTTTCTACGAGTATGCAGAAGGTGGAAAGGTCAGCCGCGTGAACGAAGCTGGCAACTACACTAAGCCCGGGATGCGCAAAGCCTTGTTCAACAAGATCAAGGCTCAGGCGGTTCAGGGTACAGGTGCAGGGGAATGGTCGGGCCGTAAGGCCCAGCTTCTTGCTAAGCAATACAAAGCTAAGGGCGGTTCTTACCGTGACTAACAATAAGCCTTTTGATCCCGAAGGTGACGAGTACGACTATAAAACCGCTCGGGCTAATCAAATGCAGCCCAGTAAAGACGATGGACACTGGGGTTCCGTTGCTCCGGTTAGTGAGCCTGATCGTTTAAAGCACAATCTTCCTGAAGGCGCGTATGTCATTTTAAAAGGCGCTCAACACCCAACGTTTGATAAAGCTGTTGAGGCTGAAAAACAGCGCGGTGCAAAGATAGAGAAACGCGGTAACCGGTATTACTCGATTATGCAGCCTCGGGATGAGACAAATTACAGTCATGGCGGCAAAGTGCATCGCGGTGATGGTATAGCGCAGCGCGGCAAAACTCGCGGCAGAATGGTGTAATGAAAGCTCCGCAGAAATCGCTCAAGGACTGGGGTAGCCAGAAATGGACCACACGGTCCGGTAAGCCGTCATCTAAGACGGGTGAGCGGTATCTCCCAGAGGCAGCTATTAAGTCTCTTAGCCCGCAAGAGTACGCAGCAACGACCAAGGCCAAGCGAGCCGGAAAAGCCAAAGGTAAGCAGTTTGTAGCTCAGCCTAAAAAGATAGCTGAAAAGACAGCGAGATTTAGATGACCACCTCCGGCACCACGCTATTCAACCTCGAATTTACAGAGATCGCTGAAGAAGCGTGGGAACGTGCTGGCCGGGAAATGCGGTCAGGTTATGACTTGCGTACAGCCCGCAGGTCTATGAACCTGATGACGATAGAGTGGCAGAACCGTGGTATCAACATGTGGACCTTCAACCAAGGTGCCATTACGTTGACTCCCGGTCTCAATACTTATGCGCTTCCTTTAGATACGATTGACCTGTTAGAACAGGTTATCCGGACGGGAGCTAATTCATCGTCCACACAGGCTGACTTAAACATTACGCGGATTAGCGTATCTACGTACGCTACGATCCCTAATAAGTTACAACAGGCCAGACCTATTCAGGTTTGGATTCAGAGGCTCTCAGGATCTGTAAGCCCCACCGGGGCTACGTTGTCGGGATCTATTAACTCTTCCACGACGACGATTACGTTAAGTTCTACTGCTGGTCTGCCGTATGCTGGATTTATCCGGATTGATAGCGAAGATATTGCTTACGGATACCTAGACGGGAATACGCTAGGTAACGTGTTTAGAGCGCAGAACGGAACAACTGCTGCGTCTCACTCTAGTGGGGCTGCTGTTTTTAATCCAAACCTGCCTGCCGTCACTGTATGGCCCACGCCGGATAACACGCAGACGTACCAATTCGTGTATTGGTATTTGAGGCGCGTACAGGACGCCGGAGCAGGTTTGCAGACGGCAGATATGAACTTTAGGTTCTTACCTTGCTTAGTAGCAGGGCTTGCATATCACATTGCCATGAAAGTGCCTGAGCTTATGAACCGTGTACCTATGTTGAAAGAGGTATACGACGAGCAGTTCAATATTGCAGCCGGGGAAGACAGGGAGAAAGCCGCAGTTCGTTTCGTTCCGAGGCAGATGTTTATCGGCGGTGCTAGTTCGTAATCATGGGTAATAGATTTGCCAGTGGCAAAAAAGCGATTGCGATGTGTGATCGCTGCGGTCAGCAATTTAAGCTGCAAGCCCTGCGCGAAGAGATAATCAAGACTAAACGTTATAACCTGCTGGTTTGTACTGAATGCTATGATCCAGATCATCCCCAGTTGCAATTAGGGATGTATCCTGTAGATGACCCACAGGCTTTGCGTAATCCCAGAAGGGATACGACGTATGTAACGTCAGGAACGAATGAAGACGGGTTTCCTTCCGGTGGGTCTAGAGATATACAGTGGGGATGGAATCCGGTTGGCGGGGCAAGTTCTAGTGACGCTGGATTGACGCCTAACTATCTTGTAGCAATCACATCTGTTGGAACTGTGTCAGTAGTAACAACGTAGGAGTTATCATGGACGCCAAGAAAGCGGTTCACAAACACGAGAAAGCGATGCACCCCGGTAAGCCTCTTACGAAGTTCGCTAGGGGTGGTAAGACTAATCTCCAGATGAAAGAGATGGGTCGGAACCTCGCTAAGGTTGCCAATCAAATGAAACCCATGCGGTCGGTTCGTAAGTCGGGGATCTGAGATGAAGAAAAATTCCAA